CATCTTTATAAAATAAAGTTCCTAAATCATCAAATCTTGTATTCTCTTTATCTGACAAATATCTGACAAAATTATCTTCAATTTCTGCTTGTCTTCTTCTTGATACTTGTTTTATTTTTCCATTAGGAAGTTCTTCTAACATTTTAATAGGACTATCACCTACTGTACCTTTTTTAGCTTTATATCCATGTCTAGTCATTTCACCATTAGCTATAAAATTACGAAGTTCCATATATCCTTCAAAAGGTCTACTTACTTCGTGACTATTCATAGCCAACTCTATATCGCTAGTTTGAGTAAGTCTACCTTTTGGAGCTCTAGGATTATATCTTAAATAGTCAAGACCAGGTTCTAATTTATGTCCAGTAGCTTGTCTTATTCTATTTTCTAATTGTTTTATATACTGTAATGCAGCATCATCATCTGTAGCAACTTTATAAAAACTAGCTTCTCCCATATCTAGTAGTTCTTTTCTATATTTTTGTCCATATCCTGAAATAAACCACTTATGAGCATTCTCAACACTAGAAGCTCCTGCTACATATCTAGCAACAGGGTCATTTCTTAATTTAAATAAAGTCCAAAATATACCTTTAGCATATTCTCTTTCATTTACTCCTTTTTTAAGAGTTACACTTGGAAAATCTAAATCATATCTAGGTGTTCTTCCATGACCCTGAATAAGATTTGCATTCCAATTTTGTTGTGTTAACTTTTGTACTTCGGAGCTACGCATAATATCATCAAAGTGTTCTATATTTTTTTTAGAATTATTCATTACTTCTGTATACCACTTATGTTGTTTTGATGGAGAATGTGCCATTACCCACTGAAGATATCTAAATGGATGATTATATACTGCATCCATTCCAGCTGAAGCTATCCTTGCTTGTTCTTCCATAAAAATTCTAGTAAAGAAAGCTGGTCTTAAAAGAACAATAGGTTTAAATATATTTCTAGTATAAAAATCTAGTACTCTTGTAAAAGCATCTTCCATTTGTGCATTAGTTGGTATAAAACCTTCAGGTTTAAATTGAGTAGAATCAACACCTTTAGTTCTTATAGCTTTGAAATAGTTTTTCCAATCATTTAACATTATTCCTGCACTCTCACCAATTTTTAATTCTTTAATATCTCCTCTATAGAATATTTTGCTTTGTACTCTATTAACAATATCTTGATTTAAAAGAGGAAAAATATTATCACTCATTTCACTTAACAGACCTGATGAAGGTAACATTATTTCTAATCTTTCACCTGCAATAGTAGTTTTAATAGTTGTAGTTTTCATTCCTTGAAAAGGAACTATGTGTTCACTAATTTTACCTGTAGCAGTATCATAACCAAAATTCTTAAAATAAGCTTTTGTTTTCTTTTCCCATTCTCTAACATTTTTATTTATATGTTGAGCAAGTATTTCTGCTGATTCTTCACTTACATTATTTTTAATTCTCTTATAGTTATTATTCATTAATTCAAGAAGAAATTCTGCTTTTTCACCATAACTTCCATTAACAACTTTCATCCATTTTGCTAATGCTATTGACATTTCTTCATTTGTATATTTATTTTGAATCAAATGATTAACAAGTTGTTTTGTTCCTACTCTTGGATTATTTAAAGAAATATGAGAACCAGGTAATACTCCTAATACTTTATCTGCCCATGGAGTTGTACCTGTTTTATAATTAGAACTAAAACCTGTATATCTTGAAACACCTACATCTTTAGGTTTCATTTCTCTTTTATATATTTCTTTTAATAAATCAAGAGTATCAGGATTTCCATCAACTGAACCATTAGATAATTTCCAACTTTTTCTAGCTTCTTTAACTGTAGAATCAGTATGTGTTAAAAGTCTTAAAGTTCCTCTAGATATTCCCCAAGCTGCTCCTAGTTTTTCTCCAGTAAGACTTCCTAAACTTCTCATAGCAAAATCTTGATTTCCTGTTACGCTACGAACCATTCTATTTGCTACATTAGAAAAACCTTTAGGTAAACCTTTAATATCATATAATTGATTCCTTCCTTTTATTCCTCTACCGACATCTCTTGCGGTAACTCCTTCTGTTAACATACTTCTGAATAAATCTGCAATTTTTAGTTCATCGTCCATCTGAGCAACTTCAATCCAAAACATATCATCATCTACCCAATCTCTTAAAACTTTATCAGTTAGTAATGTTTTCTCATCTGCTTTAGCCATATGTTTAAATAGAGTTCTAGCTTCTGCAGAATTTATTAACTTATCTGGAGTTTGAGCAAATATACCTTGCATTCTTCCATTCCATAAACCATATTTTCTTCTAATAGCTCTATCAGCTTTAAAAATTTCATCTAAAGGATTATTTACAGCCATACTTTCTCTAGTAACATACAACTGTTCTTTTCTAGATAATTTACTTAATGCTTCTTTTTGTTTTGGTCCTCTTAAAGTTTTAGCTGCATTTATTTCATCTTCTAATTGTCTTACGCTTCTTTTACTATCTAAAAACCTTACATCTCCAGATTTTAATCTTCTTGCTCTTTCTACTGCGATAGCATCTACACTTCTAGAAAGTCTTTTTATTCTAGTTAAACTTAAAAGACCTCCTGTTATATATTCAGCTGGTAAAGCAGAAGTGAAATCTAATAACCCTGATGCTACTTTATAAGCAGTTGTTCCTTGTTGTAAGAATTGTCCTGCTTCATATCTACCCCATGAATATTCAGTAAGTTGGTCATTATCCATAATTTCTCTTGCTGCATATTCAGTAACATTCATATCATTGTAATTAGTTCTTCTATCTGAAAATATTTGTATTTTATTTGGATTATCAATACTTAAATAATTTATTTGACCATTTTCATCAAGTTTTTTAATTGGAGCACCAATCTTTAAATAATATAAATCTTTAGCTTTCTTTTCGTCTCCACCAAATCTTGTTAACAATTCTTGATATTTAGGGTCTTTTTCTGCATGAACAGATTCAAAGAAAAATCTTTTACTTCTATCCATATTGATAGCTTCGCCACGCATTACTTTTTTAGCAGCTGCCCAGATATAATTTTCTCCTGACATCTTAATTGCTTCTTTTAAGAAATCAATATTTTGTTGATATTCTCCAGCTCCTAAATCTCTTCCTAAGTTAGGAACTTCAGAAATACTAACTAATGAAGCTATATTGGATTGTGCTACATCTGGTGAGTAACCTTTTTCAAGTAATTCATCATATCTTTGTAAGTCTTGAAAATATCTCCATATACGACCTTGTGCTCTATAAGGAACACCCCCACCCCCAAATTGTAAAATATCTGAAGTTGGTAATGGGTTCCATTTATTCCAACTTTCTCTAATAGCATCAAATGTTCCTAGAACCCAAATTAATGGACTAGATTTTCCTACTTCTTCTGGTGTTCTTCCTCCAGGAGCCCAACCACTTGTTAAAATATCAATAAGATTTAATGTCATATCATCTGTAGTTTTTTCATCTTTGTATTTATCATTTATTTCATTCCATTTTTGAGATTCTTTTACTGCCCAGTTAGCTGCATATTCATCAGCTACTTGCTCTAATGCTTCAGATTCAACTGGTACATCAGTAAAAGCAGCAGCTAAGACTACAGGTACTGGAAGTATTGGATATCTTTGTGAAATTTGAGGTACTCTAAATGCTGGTGCTTTATTTTCAGACAATATTTGAGCCATATTTTTATACATGTTTTTTGCAACTGCATGTTGAGTAAAAGCCTCTTGTTCTCTAATTGGGTCTATCCACATTTTAAGGCATTCTATTGTTTATTAATTCAGCAATTATAGGGTCTGGATTTACAGCGTACATCGCTGATAGTAATATATCAACATTATCTGACATATCTCTACTAGGTCCTCCCCCTTCGCCAATAGGTACTCCTTGCGTGATAGGTTCGTTTGGTATTTCTGTTGGTGAGAATACGTCTGGTGCTTGTGCTTGTTCTTGAGGCATTGGAAAAGGTGCATTGGCTCCACCTGAATCCCCTAAAGGAGCCATTTTTTGTTGTTGTTCATATGCAGCACTTTCTCCATAATCCATATCTTGTCCACGCATAATAGGTTGAGCTCCATCAGTTCTTTGACTTAAAGCTCCTGGTCCACTTACTGCATTCTTTCTATTGGGGGTAGGTTTTCTATATCCACCTCTAGAACGGTTCTTCGCCATAACTATCCTCCTCATTTAACATAATAATAATATTTGGTAAAGGTCTTATGATTGTATATCTTGGAAGTAATTCATCACCGTATGGAACATCTCCAAACTCTTGATTAATAATACTCCAAAATGATTGTTCTATATCTTCCATTATATTCCTCCTAAAGCACCAGCTATTGAAGGAGGACCTTGTGGTGCTGGTAATCCACCAGGAGCACCTTGTTGCTGAGCCATTTGTTGTTGTATCATAGCTTCCTCTTCTGGAGACATCTGTGGTTCTTGTGGAGTATAGAACATTCTTAATATATCAGTCATTTCTGCTGGATATTCATAAATAGCTATAACAGCCATAGTAGCTGCAGGGTCTCCCTGAGCTGACCTAGCAAGAACAGATTCAAATAAAACATTCTCAGCTTTATTCTTTCTAATACGTTCTTGTACCTTAGCTATATTATCAAGACCATCAATATTATCTTGTAAAGTCTCTACGTCTATAACACCTGCTTGTAACAATTGCAAACCAGTAACAATCTTTTGTGGTTCATCAAAACCAGCCATAACTCCATAAACACGTCTTGTTCTGAAATCTCCACCAATATCTGCTATAGGAGCATAGTTTTCAGAAAATGCAGTTCCTGCATAAAAACCTTGTATTGGTTTCTTTCTTAATTCATCAAACTGTGCAGCTAATAAACTATCAAGTTCTAATCTCTTTTCATCCATACTTTCAAGACCATGTTTAATAACTTCTCTATATTCATTAATCATTAATGACATAGTTCCATTAAGTTCTTGTAGTCCTGCACCAGTAACAAATGAGTTAGGAGATTGAGCATCATCAGTAACTGGATATCCACCAACTAATCTGAGTTGTCTTTCTAATCTATCTATCTGTTGAAATAATTGATAAGGTATATTGTTCTGTGGTTTAGATACTTGAGTACCAGGAGCAAGATAGTTAATTGCAAATCTACCTCTTCTGTATTGTCCTGATTCAAGTTCTCCTGAAATATTTGTTTCTGTAAATACAGAGTCTTCCATAGCTATTGCTGACATGATATTAATCTTTGCCATCATAGCCATTAAACCTATAACATGGTCATACTGACCTTTGAGTTCATCAAAAGATGTTCTCTTCATAAATACAAATTGAGGACTACTTAAATAATTTGGTATGAAATCCAGAATCATTTTCTTTTCTGGGAATATTACATATGTACCACCAATATCATAATATTCAATTATTCTTACACCTTGACCAGTATTATCTTCCCAGTTGTTATCTTTATCATTTTCATATTGTGTACCTACTTTTCCACCACCAGGACCATAAGCTGCTTCTGTACTTTCACTTTCATCTGGATTTAAAATTTCTTTAGCAAATTCTGGATAAAGTTGAGCAAGTTTATATCTAGGTATTCTTCTTAATACAGCTAACTCTCTGGGTTCTTGATTAGGTCCAAAGTTTCCAGGGAATGTATCAAAAGGGTCACGGAGTTCTGCTGTTGGATATATATAACCATTTTTGTCAGTCCTTGTTGTTATAATCCAAGCACAGTATCCGTAACCAGGTAACCATCTGGCTGCCTGACTTAATTGTAAATTTAAATTTTGTTTCTCATCATAAGAAGTAACAATTCTTTCTAATTTTTCTGCTCTTCTTTTAGCTCTATCAGAAGTATTATGATTTAATATATCTACTCTTACTTGAGGTATTCCTGAAATCTTTTGAGCTAATCTATCTATTCCTGATTGAAGCATATTAGGAGCTGGTAATAAATCAACATCTGAGGTTTCCATCTTATTTCCAAGTAATGCTTTCATACCATCAGCACCACCATTTAAAATAGCTTTAATTCTAGCCTTTTGCATTTGTCTATGCTTTGAAGGTTTACCTACTACTAATTGTGTAGCATTGTCAACTATCTCTTGATAATTTTTTACATCTAAATTTTCTATCCCCATGGTGCCTCATTATAGTCGGTTCTATCGAAGTCTGTGAAACTTGCGTTATAATCTAATCCCATTGTCGCTAACTGCTCCTTGTTCATTCTTCTAAATACTTTCATTGGAAACCATGCTGCCATAACTAAGTCTGTCTTTTCTTTGTTTCTGGTACTAACAGGCTTTCCATCAAAGTACAGTAATTGTTGTCTATAAGCATTAACTTTAGCAAGACTTTCAGAATTTCCTGTTGGTAAAAATATTTTTTGATTTTCAAATAATCCAGCCATAGAACCTACACCATACATAGGGTCATGTTTATTCTTTCCAGTAACATGTCCTTGCATAGTAATTCCGCTTCTTAAAACAAAATCTTTTATTTTATCATCTTGTCTAATAGCAGTTTGAAAACCATTTTCTTCAATAATCCAATGTTGTAAATCATATGCTTGATACCAATCAGACATAATCTGCAGAGCATGTTTAACTCCACCACCTTGTCTATTTTCAAGGTCTATAAGATATAGTTCTCCTCTATAAGAATTAATTCCCCATAAAACAGCAGCTTGATATCCAGAAGAAGCAGGGTCAAGTCCAGCAACTAAATGTAAGTTGCCTGGTACCTGCCCTAAAACAAAGTCAGGCCTCATACATTGGTCAATCATATTCATAGTAAAGATTTGTGTACCTTCTACATATGCCTGATTGTAATAAACCATTTCATAAATCTTCCTACCACCAGTAGTCTCTGCAGCTTGCATACGTGACATCAACCATTTGTGTGTTCTCTTAGTTGGCCATAACATACAGTCCACATGTTCATCTGAAAAGTGGTCAGGTATAGAACAATCTATACTATGTGCTGTTTCAACTATTGTTGTAAAACTATCATTAGAGAGTAGGTGGTGATATAAATCATCAGAGTGTTGTCTTGAACCTATAACTACTACAGCAGTATGTTCTTCTTTCCTTGATGATAGAGTTGTAGTCCACCACTGTCTTGTATTCTCTCTAGCACCAGGTTGCATAGTAGTCTGGTGGTCCTCAATGTCATCTGCAATGATTAAGTCACAGTCTCTTGAGAGTATCTTTCCACCCTTACCTACTGCTACCATAGTTGGAGATTTAATTCCTGGTACTGTTCTTGTACCTACAGTAAATTGATTCTGGCTCCAGTTCTTTCCTGACCTATTATCAGGTTTAAAAGATTTTCCTGGAGGACAAAAGTCTTCTTGAAGTCTTTCATTCTCATCTAGGTGGTCTAACACAGAGCTTACAGCATTCTTTGCTATGTCTTCGTTTCCACCTACCCACATGATTCTGATGTTTGGGTTTTTCATTATCTGGTAAACAGCAAAGTGTATTAACAATTCTGTCTTGCCGTGTCTAGGGGGACTTAATATTAATAACTCTTTACCGTTAGATATAGCATCATTGATGTTACTAATCCAATTCATATGAAAGTCAGCAGTCTCGTACTTTTCCCCCGTTTCCGTAGCAAAATACTTATTGCGGAAGCTAGAAAAATTTTCTAAATCATTAATTGACTCATCACTTACTTCCCAACCTTCTGCTTTCATCTCTGTAGTTCTGTCTACTTTATAGGCAGCGAGCATGCGTGATACGGTTGCTGACGTACAGTCAAGTTGTGAGGCCACGTCCATTGTGGTTATCTCTCCTGTGGCTAAAGATTCAGCCCATTTTGCTCTAAATTCGTCATAGTATCTTCCTCTACGTATAGATGCATAGTTGCCTTCTTCTGATTTAAATTCTTGATTTATAGGTTTAGTAGGTAATTCTTTACCATCTCTCTTCTTTTGAGCCCAGGTTCTCTTATTACATTGCTCAGAACAGAACTTACGTTGCTTACCTTTAAGCCAGTTCTTACATCCTTTCGCTTGGCATACTATTCTTGCCATAAATCTACCTCTCTGTAGATGGTTGCGTAGATTTAATTATATGCTATATTAAGAACAATTACAAACATTAAGAAGGATTTCAGTTACAAGTAAAGGTGCCATCGGGAGGCAGAAAGTTCGGGATACGCAAGTATACAGTAGAAACACAAACCGAATACTCAAGGACTAATAAGACTTATTAATCAAATAAACCTTATATTATAGGCCCGCTTATGCCCTAGACCACCATACAGAATTACCAGCATATATTTTTATACTTACATATAAGTACCTAACGGTCCAGGTTAACACCTGTAGGTCTAACGACCACTCGCTAACGCTATATGCTAACGCAATGGTAGCTAACGCTCCCAAATAACTCTATCTCTATTACATCTAAGGTAATCTGTTCCAACTGTAGGACACATTATCTTAATTAAATGATAGGTAGGACTAGGTAACTAACGTTCCCTTACTTACTTATTTCTATTATAAGTATTAGATGATAAAAGGAGTTAAAATGTCTAATGATACTGTAGTTGCTGACGGCCATTATGTCTGCACAGGACCTATTGGTTGCGGAAAACAATTTAAAAGAGGTGCAAACTTAAAGATATCTCAAAGTAGAGCTATTGCTAAGTCTCACTTCAATTTAATTATGCGAACATTTCAGGGGGAGGAACTAACGAACTATCTTGCTGATAATAAGTTAAGATTCGTAGAGAACACTAAATATGGCGATAAAATCTATGAGGACTATGACAAATGGATAGCTATGTGTTATGAGTGTTCGAAAGCCTTACCTGCACTTGAATATCAAAGTTAAGCAACAAGTTATTGGGGGAGCTAACGCTTCCCCTTTAGCTTTACTTCTTGACTGATATTATCTTATAAATGAGAGAGGAACAATGAATAATTTACT